GGGCTAAGATTAAAACGATCGAGAAGCAAATCTGCTTTCGCTTTCGCAATCTTACTGTCTCTGTCAGTCATCAACTTTGTTGCTTGACTTACGAGAGCACCTAATGTAGATAGAATGAGGTTTTCCAAAAACAGAAGTTTTACTTCTGTTTCTGTATCACCCCATATCTCATCAGGATTGTCAATAAGACGATAATCTTGTGTGAGATCAAGTATTGTAGTGAGTTTCATTACAGTACCTATCCGGTCTTCCAATTTATCATGATCCTTATTAGGATCTGATAACAAAACACCTTTCTTCATATTGAATAATTCAATAAAGGAAGGATGCTTGGGGTCACGTTCTCTTAAATGATTATAGAGAGTCGGACCATAATGGTCGTTTCTAAGGAACTTAGAAACCAGACCTGGAGAAATGATGGAATAGTCATTACCATTCCAGGCATTTCTAGAGACAAACTCTGTGAAGCTACCAAAAGAAGTTCTGAACTTACTTTTGGTAAGGTTGATAGGGACCCCTATTTCCTCGTACCTCTTGTGCAATTTGCCCAAGGGGTCTTCGATAATTAGGTCGTCTCCTACTTTCATAAAGTAGGGGTCGGAAGAATCTGGATACAGCTCTCCAAGGGAGAATTGTATAAAGATCAGGTCGGTGAGTTGCGCTATTGCGAAACTCCCCTTTGTACCCATACCTTGGCCTTTTCCATAAAATATTGGACGAGACCCAGGTCGTACAAACCATGGACACTTTACTGCCAACGCATACCATGCGTCAGCTAACCGTTGTCCGAACAGGGCCTTCATTACAATGTACTGAAGACTAGCCGGTAGGTTATCGGTCCATGAACTAGCATCAAGTGATACTAGTTTATTCCGAACCTCCTCAGGTTGGGATTGAATTGAATTCCATCCCTGACTGTGTGAATAATAACAACACTGTTTACGAAATAGTGTTTGAGTTACATTCACAACAACCCGTTCCACAGGAGCCAATACAGATTGTGTCACGAAATCGCAAATTGCGATTACGCGAGACTTATTGCCCTTATCAGGTATGCTTGTTAATTTCCGTAAAAGGATGTTATCAGTACTCTGATTGTTTTCTTGAGCGATTCGCTTAACAAAACTGAGAAAGTCTGTATTATTTGTAATAATACATAAATCCTCAAGAGCACTGTATAGTTTTACGTCTCTCACCAGTACGTCTGCTTCGGCACAAGCTGAATCCAGCTTGGGCTTTCCATTAGGACCATTAGATGGACCAAGGAATAATTCGAAAGAGATATCAGTGAGAGTTATTAACTCGCGCTGTTCAGCTAAGAAGTCTCGAGAAAATTTCTCGAAGCGACTTAGTAGATCTGGATCCAATTTAAACTTATGTTTAAGCTCGTGAAGAGCTTCTAAAGTTGAATTGGCAGAGCACACTCTATTTAATTTAAATAGAGTCAAAAGGAGTCGGCGAACTTCGGTTTGCCTATATTCCTCTTCGCTATTATTGATGTTATCAATAACGAAGTGATATAAGGGACGAAGATGAGTTAAGGCCTTTGGCCACTTATCTTTGCGTCCGGTAGAAACCCATCCTGGGTTCTCTGGCTCCCTTCCTTCTAGAAGTCCAGTAGCGTAGACGATTATCGTCTTCCACTTTGCTGTTCCTTCTATTATTCCATGATGTTCAATGAACTTATCATGGGATTTCACCGTTTTGGTGATGAAGTTGCTCAGTTCCTCTGGAGAGTATAACTCTCCAAGAGATCTTTGAAAGATAGGGACTAAAAGGTCAAACCTTGTCCTCCCTATAAATCCAGATGAAGGGACTTTACCCTTTTCACCTTTCGTAACCTTTGAACTCATACCCCTCAAGAGAGGGATATAAGAGTTTACATTACCTTGCCTGTAGATAAATCTACAAGACAGAAGTGATGTCACATACCGTTTATTATTATCTCGGTTGTGGCTCAGCAAAGTGAGACTACCCCGGAAATTATAGGGGTATACCGGTTTGTAAATATACTGCATGATTATTAATTGTGTGGTCCCTGTTTCCAAACCGCTACTTTGATCGCAGCGAAAAGAAACGTTCGTGACCTCCGTAAGTCGAGTAGCTCCATGAGCATTCGCTTAGGTTACACCCAACAGGAATCGCTAATGCGATTCC